AAGCTATTGCTTGAGCCACCTGCGCCGCCCGCGCCAACAACATATCCTTCAACGACAAGCGTAACGCCACCGGGCCACGAACCATTGATAGTAAGAGCTGGAGTTGAAGTGCTGCTGGACTGGAGATAAGTCCCGTTAGAAATCGTAATAGTGGCAGCGGAAGAACCGTTCCACCCGTTAGCAAGCGCCCAAGTCCGCAGATTCAGACCTGAAGTCGTGTTAGAACTATAGGTCGCCCCAAAATTAGCACTTTTACCCTGCAAGTCGCTCATACTGATCGCGCCAGATGGGACATTTGCAAGCGAACGAACAGCCGAATCATTTAGGCTGACTAGAGCGGTCGATGAATACCCAAGTTCGGTATTAACATCCGAAAGCGAGATTGTTCCGACTGGTAGTGTCATGTCAACCTCAGATAGTGCCGTAGGCTGTCACGTTCCCAGGTACAACTAAATTACCAGACGAATCTAGGCGCATCTTGTTTACGCCGCCAAACTTAAAGTACAGATAGCCGCCAGATTCAACGACAGTCCAGTTGGTCGTAGCCAAACTTCCGGCACTTCCAGTCGTGTTCTGGTTCAATGTGGGCACGTCCCCAACTTGGATAGCTGACATAGCAACGTTAGTTCCGTTGCCACGCAAATATTGCCCGCTAGTTACAGCCCCGGCCAAGTTGTTCAAACCAGCCTGCTGTGTAGCCCCGCCCGTACCGCCGTTGGCGATAGGCAGCGTACCGGTAACTTGACTGGTCAACGATACACCAGACAGCGCTCCACCCAACGTCAAGTTTCCTGTAGATGTCACCGTACCGGATAACGTGATGCCGTTAACAGTACCTGTGCCGCCAACAGAAGTAACGCTACCAGCGCCGCTGATACCAAGGTTGCTCTTGAAGGTTGCGGAATCCAAGGCAGAAACGGAGTTATCCGCGTTGATTTGCAAATACGTAACGGCGCTTGGGTCAGTCAGCGTAAACAAATTACCGCCAACCGTTGTTGCGCCCAAGCCAGTGCGCCCCGCCCCTGCGGTATTACCGCCTGTGCCACCGGAAGCAACGGGGAGCGCCGTACCAAGAGTTAGAGAAGATAGATAACTAATCTGGTCACCAACGTCGGTCCCGTTGTTGTACACAACCGTTCGTTTGCCAGCGGGGACTGAGACACCAGTTAGCCCAGACACTTTTACAGTCAAGGCGTAGCTAGTGCTGTTAATGATGATGTACGGCTTCTCAATCGCGGGAACGTTTAGCGTACCAGCGGCACTTGTTGCTCCAGCACTGACAACAATACACAACGCGCGAGCATCTTGGGCTGCGGTAGTGTTGGTCAACGTAAGAGTCGCTACGTTGGATGTAAAGTCAGTAGAGTCCAACGTGGCCATACCAACAATTGCTTGTTCAACGGCGGTGCCGATGTTGGCGTTTGTAGTTGCGCCCCACGCGCCGGACTGTTCACCCGTTGTGATTAGTTCAAATTTTAGGTTTGAATATGTTGACATGATCAGTCCTCAAGTTACGTTGCCACAATGTCCACCCAGTCTGGGTTTTGTGTAGCATCAATGTCTGTCCACAGGTACCGAGTGCTCACAGAAGCAGACGCAGTAGCGCTCTCATACATAATAATGTCAAGCGGATTACCGCCTTGTATCTCATCTGATCCAGTTGCAGATTCTGTGATCTCTGGATGGTATGTACCAATTATGTCGAGCGTGTCTGCGCCAGTAGACGTCTCACTAACACTCCTTACAATCGGGAGTAATGACGATACCGTCTCCGATCCAGTAGCGGTTTCGTCAATGAAGGGGGTATATAAAAACCCGCTCGATACAGTTTCAGACCCGGTAGCGTTTTCGCTAGTAGCGGACGGAAACTGCATTGCAGCAACATAAATGTCCGATCCTGTTGCGTTCTCGCCCACGCTCGCCGCAATCGCGGCAATCAAGGATGCTGCGTATGTATCTGACCCAGTGGCATTCTCTGAAACCGCTGAGTTATACGTAGAGATTAAAAGCGCATCGTATGTGTCTGATCCGGTTGCGTTTTCAGAAACTGTCGCGGGATAAGAAAAGAACTGAACCGCAGCATAGGTGTCCGAGCCTGTTGCGTTTTCGGATACTGCCGAGTTGTACGTCGTGCCTGTTGAGCCAGCTAAGCTAGAAAACGGAAGCTGGGCAAATGGGGTCGCCCCAAACATGGCTTACCCCGCAGTCCAAGGAAGGGGAGTAGGAACAGGAGCAACGGGTGGAGTCAACTGATCTCGAAGATTTTCCAAAATGCCGTTTTCCCTCTGGGCGACACCTTGCGGGGTAAAAACGTCGAACACCCACTGAAGCACTTGTGCTTCGGTCAGATTTTCGTATGGAGTGAACTCGCCCGTAGGACGCTCAAGCAAAAGAGGTTCTTTGGAAACAACTTCCACACCATTTTGCGTGGCCTTGAGTGATACCACCACAAGATGAACAATGTTTGGGTAATTTTCATTTACCGTACGCATATCTGTAACTGACCATGTGATGGTGGCGCTCATGTCAATCCCTTATGCGTATTTCTCTTGCTTGGCGGTAACAACATACGTGCTAGCGCCCGTCTTAAAGATGTTGAAGGTGTACACGTCAATCGAGTTGGCGTTACCGGCGCTAGGAGCAGTTCCGTTAATCCACTTGGGTGTTACAGAAGTACCATCAATCGTAAACGCGCTCATATAAAACGCGGAAGCCCCGTTAGTGTTCCACAACTGAAGTGTCAATGACTGTCCAGTAGGCAACGCATTGTTCAACGTTGTGGTCGAATTGCCCCGGATGTTCAACGTAAAGTTTGCACTTGCATTAGCTGTCAAATACCAAACTTGCTGCGTGGAAGCATCGAAGTTAACGGTTCCAGTAGCGGCAGTAGCGGAAGTAGCGCCTCTGTCCGCCATCGGTACGTTAAAACCGCCCAAACCGGAAGTAGTCGTGTAGAGCTTAATACCACCGTTGTTATCGGCAATAACAACGTTGTTACTCGAGGCCTGCATGCTAATGATGCCGGTAGCGCCGTCGTACGAGCCAATAATGACGTTGTTTGAACCCGTAGTTAAAGAAGCGCCAGCAAGGTGACCGATAACAAGGTTCTGCGAACCGTTACCCATAGCGTAACCGGCACGGTACCCAATAAGGGTGTTGTATGTTCCAGTAGTAAGAGTTGCCGAACCACCAAGGGTTTGATAACCAATACAAATATTGCCGTCACCGCTTGTAACACTGTTGCCCGCGCTACTACCAATAAAAACACTAAACCAAGCGCTAGTAAGAGCAGTCCCTGCGCTGGACCCAAGAATAGTGGATAGCTGTCCCGACGTTACCGCAGGGGCTGCACTCCACCCCATTACGGTGTTGTATGTGCCGGTCATCGTAGCGTTGCCCTGCAGCGCTTGATAACCAACCGCCGTATTACCCGTACCGTTTACATTTAGACCCGCGTTATACCCCACTGCCGTGTTACTAGCGGCGGTGTTGTAATACAACGCACTGTAGCCAATAGCAGTGTTGTTGCTTTGGCCAGCGAGAGAAAAGCCCGCGTAAGTCCCAAAAAGAGAGTTGTAGCTACCGCCAGTCACCGCTAACCCTGCAGCGCCGCCTACAACACAGTTATATAGTCCTGAAGTAAGCGCATTTAACGCATAGCGACCGACAGCGACCTGAGCGTTATTTGATACAGCTGCTGACATAGCCAAACTACCAACAGCGGTGTTATTAGCGGCGGCAGATGAAGTTGCCAATGCCTGATACCCGATTGCCGTGTTGTTAGTTCCTGACCCAACAATGGAGGCGTTTAACGCTTGATAGCCGATTGCAACGCTGTCGTAGTTTAGCGTGCTCCAAGCAGGCTGCGTACAAATAACGTCTTTAGTTCCCGCAGCGAAGTTAATCAACGCTGTTGTATTGCTAGAGTTGGAAAAAACTGTAGTTCGACTAAGCGTAGTACCAGCAGACGTGTACACGCCAACACCAACTTCCCAAGTATTTGCGGTGCTGTCAATGATGGCGTAATAGGTCGAGTTCCCATTCCCAATCACAGAGAAAGAACGATAACCCGTAGCTGCACCAGCCAGCGTGATTGTGCCGGTGCCCGTAGTTGTCGTTGTTTCTTTTACGCGATCAGCGAGAACAAGTGCCATGATTACGCTCCGGCGGCTAGATCAGCTTCAGCAAACCAACGCTCATGTTGAGCGCCGTCCACGTCAATCCACTTTACAAGATAGAAAAACTCGCCGTTTTCGTCCATGCGCAACGCTTCCACCGGACCCTCGGGTACGACGGTTTTGACTTTGACAACTTGTCCTTTTTTGAATGCGGTGGCCATAATGTTCTCCTATTAGGTGGGCAGCAAGCTGAAGGTGTAGGTGAGGACCAGCGTATCGCCGCTCACCACGCTACGGTCGCCGGGGGACTGGAAGTCCGCAGCAGAAAATAACGTACCCGTCGTACCACCCTTGGTGTTATCGGTCGTCAGAAACGCGCCGCCAACAGTTGCAGTTGCGTTGATGGAAAACGATGCGGTTGACGCGCTGTTGGTAGCAACAGATGGAGAAGCCGTGGTAGGGACACCAAACGTGCAAGTTGGACGGTTAGCGTTGCTGTAGGGCGTGATTTCCGTCCAACCAGCGTGGGACGACATCGTGTCCGTTGCAGCGGGGGTATTGGAAGCGCCAGCGCCGTAAAGGCCCAGATACCAAGCAGCGGTATAAGCAGAACCCGTAAAGGTTTTGGAGTTCATAAACTGAGCGCCAGTATTGACCACCAAGTTATGGTTCTCGGCTTCCCATTTCAGGTTACCGTCTTTGTCAAAGCACTTAGCGTTGAAGATACCGCCGCCTTGAAGGGTTTCCCCAAAGTTGCGGGAAGCCTTGATGTCGCTAGAAACGGCGTCTACAGCTTTAGAAGTTTCACTTGTCATGAAATCACCTCATTAAACAATTCGGAGAAGAGCAGATGTAGCAGTGTCTGCTGGCATCTGCACGGTAAAAGTTGAAGACGACGCCTTGTCGTTTCCAAAGTCTAGCACACAGACGGCTCCGTTGTCCCCCGGTGTGTAGATGAGTGCGCCCCTTGCCGTGATAGATCCTGTCCACGACGGCTGGGAAAACGTAATGTATGTAATGCTTCCACTGGAAGTCACTTCAGAAGAAACGGTTGCGGTCACAACTTGCCCGCCAGCGGTGTAATCGCCGCCGGTAGCTTCGCCAACTGTGTCATATGCGGTTGTGGTGGAGTTCAACGTGGCGTCATTGGTGTACAACGCCATGTAAAACGTATCCGTGGCAAAGTTGATCGTGCCGTTAGCGAGACCGGCGCGAAGAGTATTGCACGAATAGTTTCCGGTGAAAGCCATTACGTCACCTTCTCTTTGTACTGACCGTCGCGATACGCATCGCCACGTTCCATACCATCGCCCAGACGCTTAGCAAGCTGCAGTGCTTCTTTGTACTTGGTATCGTACAACTTGACCATGTCCGGTTCACCCTTCATGTACGTGTACGCTTCAACAAGCGAACCGTAGAGCAACACCGTATCGAAGTTATCGCCCAACCACGTCTGGCCACCTTCCACCGTTGTGATGGATTCGGGGTAGAAGAAGTAATGCAATTCAACGTCGTACTGAATGTTGGGCGTCGGACCAAGAATGAACGTCAGTTCTTTGGAACCTTGCGTCGGAGGACCGAACAGCGCATAGTACTTTGGGAAGCTGGTACTGTTTGGATTTGGATAGGCTTCGCGAATGAAGTTCACATCCTTGTTCAACAAATAGTGATATTCCCCATCTTCGTCGACGACAGCAATCGAGTACACCGCCAAAAAGTCAAGCGGGCAAGCAAGATATTTGTTGCCACTTGTGGTCGTACCAGTCACGTTACGACGCAATGACGGAAACTGCACTGTGTTGTAAATGCGTTGTTCCGCCTGCGTAATGAACGTGTTCATGTCCACTGTGGGAAATGAATTCTCACAGTAGTCGCTGATTGCGGTGACCAACTCGTCGTATGTCATCTTGACCTCAAGCCATCGGCCCGCGTGCCATCACACCTTTGGTTGCTGCGCCAGTACCGCGAATTTTGATTCCGGTTTTCTTGGTGGGTTCGTTACCAGCAGATTGGCTGAACTGACCAACAGACATGTCGCTATTGCCCACAACACTGCGGTTGGGACGCTCGACCATGCCTTTGCGATCAGCAAGCGTCTGCATGCTTTCGGGGTGCGGGGGAGCATAGAAGCTGCCGGAGCCGACTTCTTTGCCCATCATCTTTTTGCTGAACTTGGCCATATCAACCTCCGCGTTGGTTCATCGCACGGGACATGTTGCGACCCATTTTGCGTCGATCCATCGACGTGGGTCCGCCTTTTTTCAGCTTCAGGGACGTACCCTTTCCGCCTTTGTGTTCTTGAGCATCATGCTGCTTGAACGCTTTTTTGATCATCGCTTTGTCTTGCGCCAGATCTGATTTAGCCATGTTCGACTCCTTATGTCGTTGCTACCGAAACTGTACCCAAATATACAGTCAAAATCAAATTATTCGGGGTGAGAACAGAGTCAAAGCTGCTCGCGCCGCCAACCGGGTTCCAGCCCCATTGGAAAACCCGAGAACCACCGGAAAGGGTGCCATCCGATGACTGCCCAGATATAAGATACGTGTTGTCCTTACGAGGATTCCGCAAAGCCTGCGGATCCTCCACCGGGAACGTACCCAACATCAACTGAGGCTGGTTGGGTCCCAGCACTCCGGGCACACCAGCAGCTCATATTTGCGCTGCTTGATGACCTCGGTCTTCAGTTTTTTGAGCTTGTAGTACTGCCCGCATCGGTCGCACATGGCGATCGCGCGGATCCCATTTGCAAAACGATTAGGCATTAGGTGGCGCTCCCCACGAACATCTGTCGGGGTACAAGTCTTAGCGCCGCCTTCTCGCGGTCTTCGCCAGCAGCCAAGTTGAACTGTTCGTCATACACCGCCTTGAGCATGTCCAAACGCTGAGCCAGCTCGGGAACCTTCATGGCAATGTAGTACGCCAGACCAGCAGCCATTGCGGGATAAAAGCGGAAGTTCACATCCTCAGTCGCTGCGCCCGCCCCAGCGTCCTCAATACGACGAATCCTCCAATAACGGAAGATGTAGTACGGATCTTCTTCAGTCCCCTGATCAGGTACAGGCCACACTGTAATCTTAGGGTTATCCCTAAGACGCTGGACCCAAACTTGGATTGGACGGGCTTGCGATAGCTTATTTGGGATCGTGGCGTAGGTAGAAACACTAATACGCGTGATCGTCAGGTCAGCCTGCGTGGATACGTTCCCCTGCCCCGTGCGCACAACATGTTCCATCAGATCGATGGTGTCAGCCGGAAGGTCGTATTCAGCTTGCCCTTGGACAAGATTCACATACCCCTCGTCAATCGTCCACATGTTGATGCCACGGTTTTGCCACTCAATGGTCATCAAGTTCATGGAACGACGAGCTGTACGCAAGTCATAACCCGAACGCATCTCGCGACCGGCACGCTCCCACGCTTCTTCAGCGAGTTCCGCGAAGTCGAGATCGAAGGTTGTAGTGCCGGTTACAGCCATGTTTTACTCCGCTGCAGGTTCTGCTACGGGTTCAGCTACGGCTTTTTTGGTCGTGGTCTTGGGCGCGGGAGGCGCGGTCAGCTCGGCGATCAGGTCTTGGATGTCTTGATCCACGCGACCCAAGAAGGCTTCTTGCTTGGTAGCGGCCATTTGCGCACATTTCAGTACGGTATCGAGGTTCATATTCAGCCCTTTGCTGCGTTCATGTTGTCAACTAG